CGGTCTTCGGGCTTAGATAAATCCCAATACTGATGGAGATAGTTCGTACGATTAGCCGTGTTTCCACCCGTGGCTCGGTCATACGCCAAACGCTTGTCATAGTAATTTGTAAGTTTGTCTAGGAAGGTTTTGGTTTGGATTGGATTATCAGCTTGCTTGGCAATATCAGCAACCGAGACACCATGTTGGTACTGTTCGGCCAGTTTCTTATCGTTAGCGCTAAGTTTTGAACCAGCGTTATAGGCCTCTTGGCCAAGCGACGTAATGTCACTTTTAACTCGCTCGGAATTAACAATCGCACTTTCTACTCGCTGCGTATCCGTCTTTCCAGTGATGCCAAGTTTGACAACGTTCTTCGTTGGTTTTGAAGTAAACGGTTGGTCAGTCATCAACTTATCTTGATTGATTGTCGCACGGGCTGTAGTCGCTTTACCTGGCTTAGTTTCTGCCAACACTGGTTTTGCTTCCGCCGGCTTCGTAAAATCGTTAATACTAACTGGTTTTGGTGTATCCACCATCTGTAATGGCGCATTCTTTTCTGTACGGACAAATGTCTTGGGAGTTTCAACTGTATTTACAGGTTTACTGCCCCCAGTTTCGATTTTAGGCGTAGTTTCGACGGTGGGTGGCTTAATCCCCCCTGCTTCATTACTAAGAGGGGGAGTGACTGGTAAGGATTTGCTAGCATCACCATAGTCAAATAAAATTGAAACATTATGAGGGTTTCCTTTGTCTACGCCACCAGTATGCGAAAATCCGTCATAACCGTGCTGTTCTGATAATTTCTTTTGAAGCTCAAAAAACGCTTCACTGGCATCGTATTTCGGAATATGAGCATCCGCTAAAGTATTCTTTAATTCTTCTATTGCTTGTTTTCCAGTCATACCAGAAACATTAGTGTCACCTGCCATTAAATCGCCATATTCTTGGTTGATAACTGAGTTAAAAGTTTTTGCTTCTTCTGGCGTAAGTTTGTTATCTAAATTTAATAGTTTAGTGCCTGGTTTTATTGTTCCAGATAAAACTTTACCTTCTACTCCAGCACCCTTTGTTCTGGCATATCCAGCGGCCACATCGGCGTTATCTGTTAAATATACTCCTGGGCCATATAACGCTTGAGGGTCTCCATAATCAATAGGTTTCAAATCGTTAATAGAACTAACATTTGCTTTCGTTCCGTGATAAACAGTCCCTTTTGCTTCATTACTAAGAGGGGGAGAGGAGAGGGGTTGGGAGGATCTAGGCTCTAGTTGCATTATGTCCGACTTGTTTCCTCGTATTCTACCGCCTTCTTCTATTGGAAGATCTACATTTAATGTCTGACCGTTCTCCATCTTAATGGTTACATTGTTAGCTTTTGTTCCAAAAGAACTCTCTGTCAATCTGCTTTTTAGGATCTCTCCCCTGACTCTAACATTACCCATACCAGAAACTGGAACAGTACCGTCTATATGCATACCAGTTTTTATATTTTCTGGTGTAAGATTATTTGTATACTTCCAAGACACCACGTCATCATATGGTTTCTGCGTTGATGGTGTCTCTGGATTAGGCATCGTTTTTTTAATGGGTTCGCCTGTCTGCCAGTCTATACCTTTTCTTGTTTGAGATTGTCTAAACGCTAGTTCTTCGGGAGTAACAAGTTTTGCTTCATTACTAAGAGGGGGAGATGGCTTAACTATCGCTTCGGGGTTAGATTTAACGGTATCGGCAATAATTGACTTCACGTCGGAGGCTTTATTCACGTCGGTCAATTTCGGAGCGAGGTCTTTAGCAACTTGTTCGGTCATGCCTAGCTTTGACGTTAATGTGTCGAAAATCTTTGCCGTATCACTAGTTTTGGCAATGTCGGACAAAATACTCGCACCTTTGCTTTCGGGAATCCAAGGCAATAAGTCGCCAAGAGTCGCCGCACCCGTAATGCCCCCAGCTAATAATGCCCCACCAATACCAGTAACGCCGTGTTGAGCGAGGAAACTCTTATTGCCTTGATAACGAGCGGTTGTGTTCTGTACTGGTTGATTACCTAGTAAAAACTTCTCGGTTGGTGTCTGAGCAGTATACGATTGAGTCCCAGTTAAATCGTGACCGATCTGGACTGCAGCACGAGGAAAGGTACGAGCCATATCGCCGGCACTACTCCAAAAGTCATTAATGCCAACTTGCTGTTTCGGCGTTGGCGGTTGATACGGCATATTCAAACTAGTCGGTCGAGTGTAACTCGGACCACTGAACATCGGTGTACTACCTAAGGAAATTGGTTTAATCGGTGCAGTTTGTCTCTGTGGTTGTGGAGCTGGTTGTGACGGCTGAAATTGACTGGCAACAGCGTTATAAACGCTCCCGTGACCCTGTGTACCAATACCAAGAGCCTGCTCGCCCTGATTTATCGTGTTCATTAAGCTGTCGAAGAAGGCCACTTAACCCCCAACGGCGGCTGTTTGCGGTGCTCCGTAATACTGGGTCATTGACGAACCAAATGGCGAAGTAGGTTGAAGATTGGAGTTCATGTAGTTCGTTAGTGCTGGTGTACTAGTCACACCCGTGTTCGCTAACGTGCTATTAACCATATTCATTGCCTGACTCTGCGGGATACCATTAGCAATTGCTTTGAAGTAGTTCGGAGCGACGTTCATCAATAACGAAGTCGGATCGTAGGTTTTGGTATTGTTGGCAATCGTGGCGCTGTTCGCCGCTTGAGCATTGGCAATGGCAGACTTCTGAGACTGGACGTTATTATTAATCGAGTCAATTGCGCTTTGTGTCCCTTGATTAGCGGTCGTTAGATTGTTTTGGTAGTTAGCGTTCTCATTAGTCATCTGTTGCCCAGTCGTCGGGTCATACTGATTCATAAAATCAGACTTCCCTGTATTAAGGTTCGTTTGATTATTATCGAGCGACTTAACGTTCTGATCGTTCTGAGTATTGATATCGTTCTCAAGGTTGCCCTGCTGTGACTGATAGGCGAACGGTGACGCTTGAGACGCAAAACCACTCAGACTGTTTAGCGATTTTTTCAGATTGTTTTGAAGATTTTGCCGACTGGTATCAATGCCTTGCTGGGCTTGAGTGTAACTGATTAAACCATTCTTATAGGCCGAGTTGATCGCCGCTACGGCTTGAGAGTGAGCAGTATTGGCGTTACCTATCGCTTGCTGTTGTTTGGCGTGCGCGTCGGCAACCTGAGCCGCCGCCAATGAGTTCATATCGGTATACAGCTGACCATTAAAGAAAGTGGGTTGAAAACCAGGGATTGCCGCCACGGATTGCTTGGCGGTATTAGCGGTCGAGATTGGTCCACCTTGGTAACTATAGTTGGGACTTGGTGGTCCCATTGTTGGGCCAGTAAACGGTTGAGTTGGAGAAGTCGGACCAGCTGGCTGACTCGGCGTTGGCGGCGTATACGCCTTAGGTGCATTAGCAAAGGCCGCGTTACCTTGGTTAGCAAAATTAGTAAGGGCGCTTTTTACGCCACTCAAATCAGGCGTTGCTCCTATGGTGCCACCGAAGGCGGGAAATGGGTTGGTTTTAGTTGCCATAATATTCCTAGGGATTAAAGTATGTTGCGCCCTGGTCGGTCATAGACTTAGCCTCGGCGTAAACACGGACCAATTGAATACGATAATCAGCACCTAGATTTAGACTATCGAAAGACGGTAGGAACGGTCTTGGCGGACCCATCTTCTTGGTCGAATGAATCGGCGTCATCACCACACCCACTAAAAGAGTTAGAACAACGATACCAGCGAAAGCAGTCTTTAAGTTTTTCATATGCTTATTATACTCCTTTTTTAGATTAGATATTCGATTGTACCCATAATTATTTTATTACCTGAAGCTGTCCAGCCACCGCTACTGCCGAAAACTTTGTTGAAGGTAACTGTGGTAGTGAGTCCCAAGTCCGCTTCGCAGGGCTGGGCAATAGCCGTTCCGTTATCCAAGCCCGAAACGAATAAATACGAATTGATAGAGACTGGCATAATTGGTAATGTCATCGTCGCCGTTGTAGCGCTACTCGTGCCATTTAACGAAAATGGTATCTTCACTAATCGACCGTTAATAATCAATTTGCTAGTTTGTGCGGGTGCAGGCGTCCAACCTGTAGTCGCCATCGACAAGTTAAACGAGCCAGGGAATCCGACCGCATTACTCTTGGAATAATACGGACTCGTTATCGCTCCGTTATAGAGAACGTAATCCGCTCCACCGTTAAGCGTTAAAATGGTCGAGGTTATCGCTTGGACGTTGAAATACTGCGTTGGTGTGATATTGGCGTTGGTTAAGGCGACGTTGGCGGTAAAGGTGGCTAATGCCCAAGCAGAGTCAACCGCGAAGCCGTTGATAATCGCTAGGTCGGTGATTTGACCGTTGAAGAAATTGATGTCCGTTCCTGATTCATTGCCACAACCGATACGAATGTAGTTAGTTGCCGCATAGGCTGGCACAACCATATATCCGCTCGCTTCTAACTGACCGTCAAGGAATATTTTGCCAAAGTTAGACTGCCATTCAATAACCACTAGATGGAGGTTAGTATCAATCGTCGTCGAACCTGTAATTACCGAGGGTGTCGTAATGGTATTGTTTCCCGTCTCAAAAAGTAGGTTGCCAGAACTATTAATTAACAAGTCATAGCCAGCCCAGTTGGTGTTCTTAGACTTCGATTGATAAATCGTACGGCTACCAGAGCCACCACCTTTTACCCAAAATGATTTACTAAACGCCCCTGTCGGTTTCAAATTAGCGGTATCGGATATGACGATTTTCGAGCTTGAGCCGTTAAACGTGGCAGAGTTACCGAACTTACCAGCGGTGTAAGTAACGTCGGTATCAGTGCCATTGTAGCCAGATTTGGTATCGGTAGAGTTGGCAACGAGCGGGAAATAGGAGGTGAGAGGGACGGATTGCAACACACTCATTTTGTCACCAACCTGAACTGTCGCAGTTTGGTCAGTGGCTGTGATCGCTGTTTGTGCCGGGGAGTAGGTCAATGCAGTCGCCAACGCTTGCCAACCTGAGACTTGGGGTTGAACAAGTAATACACTGTTTCCGGCTTGAACGTGAGCGGCATTAGCGTGGGTCACGCCAACCGTTCCAGCCGCACCACGAGTGATACCAGTTAGGTTACCCGTACTTGCGTCATAAGCCCCGTAGATTATGGTTTCAGGACCAGAGCCAATGCCAACGGCATTTAATGAGTCGTAATCGATTTGCAATACTCCATTAGCGGCGGCTATTGCTAAACCAGTGCCAATAGTTGCGGTGGTCTGAATCGCCGTGAGCGAGCCAGAGAGGATTGAAGTGACGAAGTCGGCGGACGGAAGGTTATATGCCATTATGCTCCTTAATTTAATTTATTGGTTGAGATTGTTTTCCATGGCGTCATCATCATCAGGGCTTGTCCGATAGAATCGAGTCGCCACGAGCCAGTGCTTACTACGTTATATTGTATCGCATATCGCTGGGCTTTTGCTTTTAATCGTTTAGGTTGATTAACGACAGGTGTAACGACGTTGGTATTTAATCCACCACCAAACGGTACTCGACCATAGAGTGCATTACCAAATCCACCATTAGGCTGAGGTTGAAAGATTGGTGCAGTTCCGATTATCTCTTGGTCATTGAATATGTCGGTTACTGTGACGCTACCAGACAACGAACCGAACACATAATCAGTATAAAAGAATAGTTTTAACGTATCTGGTGCGCCAAAATCAAACGATTTAGAATACCACGCCGAGTTAATAATCGTACCGTCGTCAGTCGCCCCGTTATAGAGATTATAGACGTCACCAGACGCCGGGTGACCAAAGTAAAAGGTCGTGGTCTTTGACGTGGAAATATAGATCGTAGCGTCATCAGCGGCGATATTAGTCCACGAGTGCCACGCCTGATAGCGAATGTCATAGACGGCACAAGAGTCGTTGGCATTGCCAGTTGCCGAATAGAAGAGGTGGTACTTGTAATTAAAGTAGCGACCAACTAATTTGGATTTAGTTTCTCCAGTCAATCCAGAGTAGATTGTTTGAATCCGAAGCGAGCGATTATTGCCACGGACCGAAGTAAATGTTGCCACGTCACCAATGGTGTATATACCAATATCTGAGGCAAAGTAAATATCATTTTCAATCGTGCAAATTGAACGGTGAGACACACAACCAATTGAAGCGGTCACGAGAGTCACATTGAAAAAGTTAGCGGTTGAACTCGGCGTAATAGCATATATCTCTTTACGAGTAAACACATAGAGCGAAGACTTAAACACTTTGAGTCCAACAATCTCCGCCCCAGAGCCAGGAGTAAAATTTAATGTCCCTTTATCGGAACTAGTACCAGTTGAGCCAAAGTCTAACGGTTTAGTTGCGTCGGGAGTCTTAGTCGAGAACTTCAGCGTATCACGGTAGATTGGGTCAACTCCCCACAAGCGATTATCATAGTATGCACCATAGAGTAAGGTCGCCCCAGGGGCATAAGCGGCTACAGTCGTGCCGTCGAATGTCTGCATTGCGTCCGCACCGTTGAAAGTAAACAGAGTACCGTTTGCCCCAGCAAAGCTATTGTTGACGTTAGCGGCAACGACGGCCGAGACGGCTTGAACCACGTTTATGTCTTTGTTGTTCGTAAAAGTATTACCAGTAGCAACGTTCCAACTAGAACCGATACCGGTATTGTAAAGGCAACCAACGAGCGAACCATTAGAAGCAAACTTGACCAACTGATCGATGTTTGATGTGTGATATTCAGCTAACCCAAATACGCCACTAGAATAACTCCCAGCCGTTCCAACTTTAGTATAACCAGAACGATTGCCAACTCCACCACGCCCCTTAAAGTCGCAGTTGACGGCATTGGGCGACTCATTATCCGCTACTTGGCGTGGTCCAAGATAAAGATTAACTCCACCAGAGAAGTCGGAGAATGTTTTAGTTGTAACTTGGCTTTGTGTCGCCATTACGGCCTCGCTATGCGTATGGGGTCAATCCCATAACCATTAAGTTGCGGTTGCATACCAGCGTTACTTCCCTCGGTATACATTGGTCCAAAGGCAATATCTTTCATATACAGTTCCTGAAGTTTTTTTGTACCACGAGTTTCATAATCAGCCTCTAGCGATTGGTTACGTTCTGAACCAACCCAACCTTTAGAAGCAGCGAGATAGGCCAAGCCTTCTAGTTCAGGAATTGGGCAAACATCGGTTGGATTAACTAACGCCGTCGGTAAAAAATGGTACCAATATGTCACCGTTCCAGTTAATTGGTTGGAGTTAAAGACATAAACATTGTTGGTCGTGTCGTAGGTAATCCAGTGATACATTGCGCCAGTATTGTTTTGAGCCGAGCGCACGTCGGACGGGGATATTTCGACACTCATCAGGTCGGCTTGACCTGTCCCTGAAATAATCCGAGCGTCAGTAATATGCCACGTTGGATTGTAGTTGGTTGGTAGATTAAACACACCAGCCACGAGCGTCCCAGTTGTCATTACGTGTGACCAGGACCAGTCAAAGCTATTAAACGCGTCAGCAATGGCGGCATTAATATTCGAATCATTGATCGCATTGACGGTCGTATAGTCCGTTTCCCCGATAATATACTGGAAACGTTGGCGTAGAGTAGTGAATGTTGGTAGAGCCATTAGACGCCTACTTTCTTTTTCTTCTTAGTCGGTAAGCCTGGGAGTTGAGGCAATGAATTAGGCGCGCTCATCATATTCGGTTGTTGTGGCGCTTGACCAGGGCCTTGCATTGGATTAGGGGCGAAATTACCATTAGGTACGCCGTTTTGAACACCATTTTGGGGAATCAATGGCCCCATCTGCTGTCCTGGTTGGCCCTGTGGTGGCATTCCAGGGGCATTGTTGCCCATCATTGGTTGTTGCTGTTGTGGTTGCATCATCTGCTGTTGTTCTTGGGGTGGTAAACCGCTCATATAGTCTTGTGGCGTATGAGCATAAGCGGCTTTGTCTGGCGGGAGAGGTGAACCCATCAAACCTTGCGGGTTTAGATTCAAACCAGCGTTACCAGCCATCTGCATTTTGCCATCAGGCGGCATATCGCTAAAGTTCATGGTCTCGTGAGGTAATATATACGGTAATGTCGAGGCATTATGAATTGGTTGTTGCCCTGGACCAGTCGGTTGTTCAAGATCATATTGCGATGGATCTTTAATGCCCATGCGCAAGCCCATCTCTTCGCTGATCTTCTTTAAGTCGGTCGGGATTCTGAACTGTAGACGGAAGTCAGCCCACGCCTGTAGATTGGCGACGTCCTTTTCGCTGTCTTGCTCGGCCATTGAACCTGTCTCACACCTTACTACCCAGGTAATATCAAATAAAACATGGCTTTGTGGCTTCTTGCCTTGGGCCAACATTGCCTTAGCCAGTTCTTGAGCGGGGGAAACACCAGTTTGGGGGTCAGGTTGCATAGATACGAGTCCAGAAACAATTAAATCGGCCAGGGTTATTTTACCTTGAATTAGATTCTTAGTAACCGTAACCCAATGAGGAGACTCACCGGTCACAAACACAAACTTCTCTTCGTTCTTAGCCATTAAAGCGGCCATATACTTCAACATTTTGTTGGTCACGGGTTCAATTATAGCTTCTTCAAAGTTAATTTGTCGGTCATGGATTGGACTAATGGCCTGGGCCTGTAAGGCATTAATGCCTGTCGCCGTACCCTTCACCTTGTCGTTAGAATTGGGGATAGCAGTCGAACTATAACCAGCGATACCAGTCGCACTCTCTAGTCTCTGCTGAGCATAGTTGAGCATATCAAAGCCAAAGGTCGGAAGTGTTGGCATAGGTAAGTGATTAACCATCGCTGGATTAGCCAAGACTATACCACCCAACTTGTAAGCATTACGTAATGACTGTTTGTTGACCGGGTTAGCAGCCACTGACGGATCAACGAATAACGGGGGATTCAACGCCTTTGAACCATAGTCAACAACCTGGTTAAGAATCATATCCTTAGCGTGGGTCAAGCCATTTAAGAAATCGAGTAAACCGAAGGCGTATGGTTGCTTAGGGACGACAATGTCCATAGCAAAGTCGAGTGGGTCGTCATCAAGAATATCGTTGTTAAACTCTTCGATAATCGATGTCCATTCCACCATACGAACACAATGCTTGCCCTCCCAGCGAGAGATCAAAAGAATATCCCCGACTGGACGTTGCTGAGTCTGTGGACCAGAACGATTAACCAAATAAGGCGACGGATCTTGGCGTACGGTTGGCGCCCCTTCATGGGCAGCCTTAAATTGATCGATGTTCTTAAACCGTCCTAGGATCTTTCCATTAACGTCTATCTCACGGTGATCTTCTAAATATTCCATGGTCACATACTGACGAATATAATAAAAAGACGACTTCTTAAGCGTTGTCGTAGAATCAAAGACCACATCTTCAATTGGAATAATCCGAAAATCGGGAGCATCGGATTCGGCGTTGTAGTATGTCTCAGTGCAAGTTTGACCAGTGACACAAAACTCACGACCTGACTCTTTTAGTTTCTCACGGGCCGAACCAGTGGATTGAACAGTGGCTGGGTCTGACCACATATACTCAACGGTACCTTTGATAATATTTGTAATTTCTTGGGGGAGGTTATGACCACGACTTAACGCATAAAACTTTGGCGGGCGTTCAAACATTTTTTGTATCACACGTTCGACTAACTCAGGAGCAACAGGATCGGATATCTTAGTATCTGTCCCGCGGGTATCCGAATACGCCGTGTACTGGCGATAGTTCACGTCGAAACGATTTGTTTGATAGCTTCCAAGTAGTGTGTAGTGTCGATTAAACTCGGTCTGGTATTTAGCAATACGAGTAGCGTCGACATCAACAACGGTGGTAGATTTTGTTTTAGCCATTGCTTAAATAATAAACCAAATTAGCTAGCAATACTATACGCCAGACGTTGGAATCATTATCGGCTTGTTGCTACGACGCTTACGCTTGAGTTTACGGCGTAGTTTCGGCTGAGTGGGCATAGTTGTAACGACTACGGCCAAAGGTTCTTCTACGGGCATTGTGGTGGGTTTAGATTTGAAATAGTCACGCAACATTATAAGCATTAACAGTTCTTGATGATTAAAGAATCTCGATCCAGCGAGGTATTGTGGGTAGAGATTGTCAATCTTATGTTCAACGATAACTAAGTCTTCTTCGTAATTCATTGGACTCCTTTGGTTTGGAGGGGTGACGAATCACCCCTCACGGACTACTTAACACGCTCTTCGGATTGGCTAACACGGCTTGAATCCATACAAGCAGAGACAGCCAATACCGTTAGAACGATCATTACAACTAACACGATTCTCACGACACACCTCCGTCTATCCTTTGAAAGCTTGCTTGCCTTCAAACATAGACCGAAATTGCTTATCTTCTAGGTATTTACCATGCAATTCATACATCGTCTTAAGCGTAATATTCCAATCGCCATTAAAGCGTAAACCATGGTCATCGATAAAGAAAGCGACGTCATTGGGCTTAATATTCGTCACATCGTCGAATGGTATACCGTAATACTTAAGCCAATCACGAACATGTTGTGGGTTGCCACCACGAACCGTATGAATGATTATCTTATGGCCATGTTTACGCATATCCTTCAATGCTTCCTTTGCTCCAGGCATGGGGTTGCCCATGGACTTACCTTCCGGCTTGTCCATGGGGTTCATAATCGTATTGTCGAAATCAACTGCAACAATCATATCCATCTTTCCGTGACTTCGGGGGGGCATAACACCGGTGGCCTATCCATAGTACGAAGAATACCATAGTTAGTCGGATATTCGCCGAGAGTATAGTCTTCATTGAAGTATGACTTTACGCCAGCGAGAGCGAGATTGTAATTAGTCAGATAGAAAAAGCAGTACGAAGCGGTCAACAGTCGACCGGCATTAATCTCGGTGACCTTAGGTACACCATTCTCGTCTTCTTTAAGGTCGATGCCGTAGAAGCCATGAAGTTCAGTCTTGGTCGCGTCTGCAACACACTGGAGAGCTAGATTAGCAATCTTGATGACTTCAATATTGTCCCGGCATACTGAGACAACAGACGAGCCAACGTTTTCAACGCCTTCGGTCTTATATTTCAACGAGTAACTAATTCGCTCCTTAACAAACGAACCGATTATCTTACCGTGATTAACGGCAAATTCACAACTGTAATTCCTTCCTGGCAAGAACGAACTAATCATCTGAGCGCCTTTACCACCAGCGCCGTCGGTATCTCTGAGCCAATAAGTCTTAGGCGCAAGGTCACCAATGGTTTTAGCAGTGCGAGCCTTGTCCTGACAACAAAGGATTTGGTACTCATCAGGCAAGAAGGTGTTAGCTAGTCCAGCATTAGCCAGGACCAACTTATCTGGCGTTGGCAAACGGAGATCGTGTTGGTGACTGTAACTCGTATCGATTCCATTGGATTGAGCTATCTGCGTTGACCAAACAGAGTCGTCTTGACCAAATAACTCGTAATGTCCTTTGAGACATTCAGCCATTCCAAGACCAGCCCAACCTAAACCTAGCAAATGTACGTTCTTCATTTTGCTTCCTCTATGCTTTCCAAGAGCTTGTGTGGATACTTCTTACCGAGTATTCGAGCATTGGGTACGACACAATGGCCACCAATTGGACCAGGCATATAGTCTATCTCTGGTCGAACGAACTGTGGCCAACCTTCTGCCTTTGCACCTTCGTTGTAGGTGTGATTCATCTGCTTGATGTCTTCAAAGTTCACCCCCAAATCTTCGGCAATAGAGTGGGAGTATTTATTAAACGCCAAGCAGATGCCGTAGTAAGAGGTGTCGAGCAGTTTGCCTAACTCGACGACTTCGGGATTGTCGTGGGCCATGGTTTTGAAGCCAATGGTTTTGAGAATGTCCACAGCTTTTTCCACAACCTGTGGATTAACTCCGCCAACGTGTTTAGTTTCCCGAACCATGTTATCTAATGTTGGGTGACGACCACGTGCGAATGAATAGGCTACATTGTCACCACATCGACTTGTCGTGCCTATTTGGACAGTAGAGTGAATGATTGTTAAGTCGGGACTAAAACGACTGATTAATGTATTTACATCGCTAACGAAATTATCTGAGTATGGAATACAAATATGCGTGACGTCAGCATGCCCACCCTCTAAATGTTTGACTGGATCGTGATAATACACAAACTGCCCTGAGTTCTCAATTAACCTACCCAATGCTGTCCCAATCTCTCCTTTGCCAATAATTAAATGGATCATTCTGTCTCCCAACGTAATCGCTCCGAGATTTTTTCGCCAGGACGCATTCCAATGATCGTCACCCCTGGCTCATAGTCGTCGGGTTTGGCATATCCATGACGGGCTAAGACATCAGCAAGCATATCCATAATTCGAACTGGTTCACCCATACTAGGAATGATTAATTGTATGCCTTGTTCATAACCAGCCCAGATTTGATTTACAGCGTCTTGGGCTTCGATTTGGTAGCGAATCATACGTTCGTCGGTAATCGGTATTGGTTGCTTGTTAGCAATAGCTGTCTCCCAGATAGGAATGACTGAACCATTAGAATTGAGTATGTTGCCGAGTCTTGCCACTGAGCCACCTAAAGACAAGCAGGCACGCTCACCCAATGCCTTAGTAAAGCCATAAGTTGATATTGGCTCAACCGCCTTATCTGTTGAGACAAAGAGTATATTGCAACTGTGTTTACTTGCTTTGCGAAAGAGGTTGCAAGTCATGGTCACGTTGTTATCGATAAATGACATAACATTAGTTTCGCCTAGATTGACGTGTTTATAAGCTGCTAAGTGAATTAAAATATCGGCCCACCCAAAAACTGGATCGCCGATAGTATCAAAAGATTGGAGTCGCTTGTCTAGGTTCTTATGGTCTTGCATTGAGGCTACCGCCCATTCGTTGTTATCGACGCCAACGACGCGATGACCGAGATGGAGCAGATGGGCCGTGAATGCTTGACCAATTGAACCAGCGAACCCAGTAATCAAAATGTTTTTCTTTGTCATGTTTATCTCAAACTAATTGTATGCTCATATCCACGCGTCGTCAAGATCGTAAACTGGGATCTCGACACCACCTAGAGACGGCTCATAGCCAACAATTGACATTGATGTCGTATTTCCTTTGATTCCGTCTAAAGCGTAACGTAGAGCATCCATACAGTGATCGAAACCAACGTCTGGCTCAGTCAGTATCTTGCCATTGCGATCAGTTTTCCACAGATAGTTGCGATACTCTTTGATTAGGTTCAGTGACCGTTTCGTCATTGATATCTTGAGCGATTGAACGTAGTCTATGCCCTTATTGATTGAGCCAGGACCTTTAATACAAGGTAGGATATTTACGCCGTAAGACTTAATCTCATCAATCGATTTAGGTTCAGCCGAATCAGCTAAAACGATCTTAACCTCGCAGTTCAAAAGTATGTCGGCTAGTTGCTTGTTGAATAGTCCACGTTGATACGTTATTTCGTCTAGTATATATCCGCCATTGTAGTAATAGACGGCAATAATTACAGCTGGGTCTGATGAGTAGCCAAAGTCTAAGCCATAGCGTTCTAGTCTAGCCTCGTGGGGTACGTCGTCAATAATCGCCCAGTCCTTGTAAATCTTACCCTCAACTTCGCCAAGCTCACCTAAACCGTAAACCTTCCACCAGTTCTTATTGCCTTGACGGGATTCGATAGATTGCACAATCGCTGGGTCTAAACCTTCGTTGTCCTTGTAGGTCAGAATCGTAAAATCTACATTGGGTTTGCCTTTAAGATCGGTATAAAAATAAAACTCATTAGTCGGATTCCAGTCAAGCCAGACATATTCTTTTGTACGCACTTCTAGCTGGTCAAAGGTTTCTTTTTCAATGTTGTTTACCTCGTTGATGAACAAACGATCACGCCGAGGACCACGCACCTTACTTGGCATATCAGCACTAAAAAACTCAATCTTTGAATCATTGGGGAAGGTATAGACGTAATCTGTTCTATTCCAACGCTTCTCTTCGTAAGTTGGGTCGTGTTGTTGCATAATATTCAAAAAGTCACGAATAGCCCCACGCTTCAAGTGTGGAAAACTCTCAGAAACAATACTCGTTAGCGTTGGCGTGGTATCGGTCTGGGCTTGGTCAATCAACAATTGCAATATGCTAATTGTTTTACCAGCCGAAGTGCCACCAGCCACGCCCCTAATTCGCTGGCGTAGTTGATTTAATTTCTTTGTCGCTGTCGTCAGTTTGTACATTGCGTGTAAATCCACCGAGGATAGGTTGTACGTTTATCTTTTCGCCACCAGTGGTTACGTCTTGAGCTGGATTACCTTCAGCCATTTTCCAAAGAACTTCTTTTGGTAAACCACGCATAAACTCAAGCTTTTCTTTGTCGCTCATTTCCTTTAGCATTTTCTTAGCATATGTTTTTAATGAAAAAGTACCCTTGGGTTTACCCTTTGGGTTACCACTAACACCTGGTTGAAACAACCAAGGTTTCTGAATATCGCCTGAATTATCAGTTTTGTTATCCACCATAGTTTTCCACTTTTCCACCGAGTTTTCCACAGGTCTTGTTTGTCATTAGTTTGCCTTTTGAGCTATTGGTTTCTCGTTCACGAACGTTGAGACGGATTGCACCACATCGCGCGTTAAAACCACGAATCCTTGCCAATTAAGCACTATGTAGTAAGCTCCGATAATGGCACAAGTCATCACGATCAAGTTTCTCATTTTTCGCGCTCCGTCCAGAGAATTGCGAAGAACCAGGTCGCTAGAAGCGCAATGATTATCCAGCAGATCACTTGAAAGAACATAAAACCTGTCATAAGTACAATATACGCTCAAGCGTCAAATTCGGCAAGCAACTGCTGAAAAGGATCGGGAGGTGGCGTGTTCATCTTGATAGCGTAAGCCTGTTTAGCTTTCGCTTCTTTTGCCTTACGATCAGCTTCTAATTTACCGTAATTATACAAGACATAATCTATGCCATTATCGTCATGAAATACTGTTGCTCCACCACATTCGATTTGCTTCTGTTCCTCGGTTTTTAACTGTTCTTGTGGATAATTCTTGTCGTATTCGTCTAAAACCTTCTTTACTCCGTCAATCTTACCAAAGTGTTTGTAGTATTCACGGATCAATTCCCAGCGTCTGCGCCCTGGACCAAAAGTATTCGGATCGCCACCGTGGTCTTTATCCAACATACTTACAAAAGCTTTCCGACGTTCTTCAATGCTTTGGGTTGATTCCAGCTGAGGAGCTTCAAAATAAGGGGAAATAGTTACAATATCTGCCGTGTTTATTCTTACGTCGTCCGTTAATTTAATTAAGCATTTTTCCTTGAGTAACTTATCGACTGTATCTCGTTTTTCTCGACTAACGTTATATTCCTCGCCATTCCGCATTTTAATCAGATATCTACTTGATGTGTGAGACATCGTATACCTTCCTTTCGTTAAATCCATTTGCTTTGTTATCGCTCCGTTGAAGCCAAAGGTTATAAAATGCTCCATAATTTTTATAAACCTTACCCGTTGCATTTAGCCATTCGCTCGCCTTATTAAGCTCTGCCTCAACGTTCTTATCTGGGTATTTTGCCTTTAATTCTTCAACGTATTGTTCGATATTTGCAGTTGATTTTGGTTTTTTGCTCAATCCTACGTTAGTAGGATTACTAACCTTACCTAACCTAACCTTACCTATCCTATCCTGTGTATCCATTTGGTTGCCAAGTGGTAGTACCTCTGGTTGCCCGTTGGTAGTACCAGCGGTAGTACCAGCGGTAGTACCGATCTCGTATTGCTTTTGGTTATTAATCTTAAGTTGACCAAATAATTGTTGGTAATGTGTCGGCGTATATCGGTCTTTTCGTATCTCGTTGTTAATCAACCAATCCCGAATAATAAGCACATTGTCGTCATACACCTTGACCAGATTATTCGCTTGTAATACCGCTAAATCTTGTTCTGTTGCCCCTGTGAGCTTTAGAACTGAATACCATTCACAGATCCCGTCGTCATCGGCGGCAATTCCTAAATCGTAGTACAGTAGTCTTGAACTAGCTGGCACTCTTAGGAACTGACTAGAGTGTACTATTGTCTTGCTAAACATTCTCCGGTTTGCCATTGTCGCCTCCTTTTTTGTCTTTACCTACTATAATCCCTTCCTGCTTAAGTACCGTGTAGACCCAGGCACGAGTTACGCCTAGTATCTGAGCAATCTGCCGTGCCGACACATCTGCTCGATATAGGTCTGTTATCTGTTTGCGCCGGAATAACCACGCTTCTAATTTTTGAGTTTGTATTTGGTTTTGGTTCATGATCGAATAGTAACACGGTAAACACTGTTTGTATAGTAGGGCTTGACAAGCCTCTAAAAATAATCTAAGATGTAGTTACTGGGTGATTCGCCGATGACAGTTGCGACACCGACCACCCGGTAACGACAATCGACCTACGTCCCATGTGAGCAGAGCGCAAACAAATAACTCTTCGCGATACCAGACAGATTGTACTCGATTACCACCCGCCGACGACTCTAGGACCGAGGGGCTAAATGCCCCGACAAACCAGTTGTCACCCCTCCTTCAACTGGCAACCTGGCCCCTCAATCCTGGAGTCGACCCTCTGGAAATCACATCTAGTCAGTCGAAGTCTCCCCGTCGCCTTAAAAACGACTTGAAAGAATTGACTTAATGACTTCCCAAATCAATTTCAGCCCAAATTGGCCAACCAGATGTACACTGGGCGTCCGACGGATAGGTAGGGGGTTGCTCCCCAAAGTATGCCGAAACCAAGATGGATTGAATAGGAAAATGAGCCTGTGAGGCTTCGGGCGACTAGATGTGATAAGGAACGATCCACAAAAGAAGAAAGGAAACGAGATGCAAGACCCATTTTTAGTCACGACCGAGTCGCAAGAAGTCCGTACCGATCCCGTTGGTTTTCTAATCCGCCGTATCAAGACCCTCGTTACTCACGACGAGGTTATTTCTGATTTTGATCACGGCATGAAAGTGTATCCACGAGCGCCACTGACCCAAGACGAACTAGCCCGAATGGACTATGATTATAATCAAATTGACCAAAACCATATAGACAAAAGAAAGGAGTTAGACGATGCCACGAGCTAAGTCTGATAACACCACCAAAGCATTTTACGCTCTCTGGTCACGCGACCAACTGATTGCCGAACTAATTCGTATCAACAAATTACTCAAAGAAATAGAGGACTAACCAAAATGACAAACGACTTTCTGCCCGCCGACTATGATGTACCGATGTCCGGTGGCAATTACACCAAATTAAAGTTAGGCACTAACCGCCTACGCATCCTCGCTAGCCCCGTTTTAGGCTGGGAGTGGTGGACTGAGACCAAGGACAACACTGGGGCCGTTAAACGGACACCTAATCGTCACCACATGGCAGACAACCGCGCTGACTATGACGGCGAAGAGCCAAAGCATTTCTGGGCTATGCCGATCTGGAACTATGACACTAAGCATATCGAGCTTTGGGAGATCACGCAGAAGGGCTTGATGAAAACATTGCGCACTCTCGCCCAAGACGTTGACTGGGGTTCGCCGACTGGTTACGATATCGTAGTGGCCAAAGAGGGCGAAAGCTTAGAGACAAAATACGCCTTAACGCCCAAGCCAAAAACCGAGCTAGCCGACGACGTGTTAGAGGCCTACAACGCCTCCACGGTCAACTTAGAAGCCCTATTTACTGGCGAAGACCCATTTGCTCCAGTCGACGAGCCTAAGTCACCAAAACAGCAATTAAGTGCCAAAGCCGCTAAAGAAGCGGAAGATATCGAAGTTGGACTAAACGCTTTGGACGCATAACCATGACAAATCTAAAGGAGTTGAAATATTCCACGTTAGTCGAGCAGACTAGACTCGGCTTACGCACCGTCACCGATTTTGACAACATAATCGCCGCCAAAGAAGCCGAATTAGGCAACGCTGGATTTATGGATTGGCGAGACGGAATCGACGACATGGTGATTCCAGAAATGCGTGTCCCCGACCCATTGTTTACTCGCCACTATTTGAGAGACGGCGAAAGATTTGACCCCGACTCAGTTTACGATCCGTATACGTTTAACGTAGTAAACCCCGAAATGGCAAAGGAGCAAGATGACGCAAGATAACTACACCACGCCAGATATCAACCTAGCGTCAGCGATGATGACAAAGTTTCAATACGTCGGCGTCAAACCTGATCCGAATAACCCGCGAATGAAAGTATTTGTTTTCGCAATCGACGTGGAGAATGGCAAAGTCGCCGCTAATGACTATCGCGGTAAACGGTTTCCCGTCGACGCTCGCGGAATGGCGGACAATCTGAATGCCCTCAAAGACGAAGTATTAGGACGGTCACGATGAAAAATATAAGCAATGACGATCTTCTTAAGGCGATAAGAGAAAAAGACGGTAAGCATAAAAACGCACTAAAAGACGCTGAAGTGTTAGTAAAACATATAGTCGAGAATAGAATTTCGGCGATGTTAGAAGATATTAAGGACGTTGCTGATGATGTTAGCCTCTCGGCTGACGGATTCGTGTTACTAATGATCAGGGAATTAAGTTTTGTCGCTGGCACGCTTTCCGATTCGGTGATCAGGGTTAACGCCGAACGTGACGAAGAAAATAATAAGAAAATCGCCAAACTCATAAAGGATAAAAAGATCGACTTTAAGGCGAGGATAGAGGAACAAAAATGATCTATAAACCCAAAACCCTAGCTCGTCTCGCAGTCGACGAAGGCTCGCCACTTACCTTCTGGCCCGATGAGTATCGTCGCTACGTTGCCGCTCAAAAGGCTGAAATAACCGCTATAATGGGT